CTGGTAAAAGGCACGGCGGCACATGGGACATTATTTGCGGAGATGAACTTTGGGCATTAACCGAAGCCGCCGTGTTCGGTGCCTTGCGGCCATCACAAATCGCAGTCCCGAACCCGCTCATGCTGCTCCTCTCCACCGCCGGCGACGAGTCCAGCACCGTATTCCAACAATTACGCGAACAAGCGCTGAGCAATTTGGACGCGGGCCGAACCTCGGACCTTTACTATTGCGAGTTCAGCGTCCCAGCCGGCACGGACCCCGCCCGAGAGGAATACTGGCCAATGGCCAACCCCGCGTTAGGTACCACCATCACACTCGACGGCTTACGTTCAGCGTTTAACGCGCCAGACAAAGTGCAGTTCATGAGAGCACATCTAAACCAGTGGGTGAGCGCTGCTGGCTCATGGCTGCCGCCGACATTGTGGAGCGAACTGGCAACAACCGATCCTGCACCGGCGGGCGGTGTTCTCGCCATTGACTCCAGCATAGATGACGCTCGTTACGTAGGGGTGCGGGCCGTCACCGTCGGCGACACCGTTCAAACCGTCGTAGAGTTCATTGTAGAAACTGAGGGCGAAATGTGGGAGCACGTTGCTCGCGTCATGCAGGACCACGCCGTAAGCCTGGCGGTCACGCCATCGCTCGAGATTCACTTGCCGCTATTCACTAACAAGCGGTTCACCGTCGTCGGCTACAACGAGTTACTGAAATACACGGCGCTAGTTAGGTCAATGATTCTGGAAAGGCGCGTAATGCACGGCGGCGAAACGATGCTATCCGAGCACATAAATCGGGCAGTGCTCAGCAAAACCGTTCAAGGCGCGGTGGTGTCATCACAAAAATCGGCCGGCCCGATAGAACTGGCCCGCTGCCTAATTTGGGCGGTGGCATTAGAGTCCAGGCCACGCACCGCCACAAAACCGCTCCTCGTTGTCGGAAATAGATAAACTACGCAAGAGCGGCGGGTTCGTCGGGAGCCCGCCGTTCACTCGGGAGCGTTATGCCAATTTTCAGAAAAGGCGAAACCAAAGCACAAATCTCAACCACTGGCGACGTTTCACATAAAGCAGCTGCCGCCGGTTCTGGCTATTACCGAGGCCAACAAGGGCTCAACCTTGTCGGCGAATATTGGGCATATTTTGAAGGCGACGCCCGCAACCGTGCAATGTCAGTACCGACACTTGCCCGAGGCCGTGACCTCATGGCGTCCGTTATCGGTTCAACCAAGTTGTGTATGTACCGCGAAATGTGGGACGACACCGAACGCGAAATGGAAGAAGAAGAACTGGCGCCGCGCTCATGGCTACGCCAACCAGACCCCGCCATCCCCTACTCGACACTTATGGCTTGGACGCTGGACGATCTGTTCTTTTACGGCCGCGCCTTTTGGTTCATCACATCACGCACCCAAGACGGATTCCCTGCCACGTTCACGCGACTCCCTGCCGCCACCATCACCACACAAGACCAGGCAGGGCCGGTATGGTTCGCACCATCGAACGAGGTCTATTTCATGGGCGGCATGCTCGACCCGAAAGATTTAGTCCAGTTCATCAGCCCAATTCAAGGTGTGATCTATCAAAGCACTAACGCCGTCGCGACGGCGCTCAAATTGGAGCAGTCACGTTACCGAAACGCCGAAAGCGCCATGCCGTCCGGTGTGCTTCGACAAACTGGCGGTGAACCATTAACCGCGCAAGAATTGGCTGACCTGTCGGCAGCGTTTAACTCGGCGCGACTAAATAACCAGACCGCCGCACTAAACGAGTTCCTCGAATACCAGGAAACGAAAGCACTACCAGACAATATGCTGATGGTTGAATCTGCTAACTACCAGGCCCTCGAAATGTGCCGCGTCGCCAACATCCCGCCATACCTCGCCGGCGTCAATGTCGGCTCCTACTCTTACCAAAACAGTCGCAGCGCTCGAGAAGACCTTTACTTATTCGGCGCCCGCCTATATATGGAATGTGTAGCCCAGACGCTCAGCATGAACAACGTCCTGCCCCGAGGTACCTACGTCAAGTTTGACATTGACGAGTATTTGGCAGGCATGACCGAAGTTGAGGAAATGACCGAGGAAAGCAACACCGTCCAGCCCGACAACTCAGACGACACAATGACCGAAAACACACAAGAGGAGAACGCCTAATGGAAATCAAACTCGCGCAAGGATTCGCCGTTGAAGTAGCGGCCGCAGCTGGAGACACACCGCGGCGCACCATCACTGGCATAGCGGTCCCATACAACGTGCCCGCCGTCGTATCGGGCGGCACCGAAGTCATGTTTCTCGCTGGCAGTCTGCCAACAGACGGCAAAGCGCCCAAGCTGTTCATGTACCACGACGCCACCCAGCCAGTAGGCCTAGTGACCTCACGCACCGAAACAGCAGACGGCATGCTATTCAGCGCGTCCGTCGTAGAAACCGAAGCCGGCAACGAGGCGCTCACCCTGGCCGCCGCCGGTGTTCTCGACTCGGTAAGTGTCGGCGTGAACGCTCGCGAGTTCTACAGAAACGACGACGGGGTGCTTGTCATTGAAGCCGCCGACTGGATCGAACTTTCGCTAGTCCCAGTTCCAGCGTTTAGCGGTGCTAGTATCACACAAGTAGCGGCTGCCGAAGGTATCCACGAAACTCCCGACGAAATAGTGCAAAATGAAACGACACCCGTCCAGGAGGAAACAATGCAAGACGAAATCGCAGTAGAGGCACAAGGCCCCGAAATTATCCCAACCCCCGTCGTATATGCGCAGCCAAAGCGCGAGTTCCGTATGCCATCAGCTGCCGAATATCTGGCAGCGATGCACATCGGCGGCGACACTTTCCGCAGCGTAAACGCCGCGTTCGTCGAAGCACAAAAATCAAAACAAACCGCACTGCAAGCCGCCGCTGGTGATGTTCTCACCACCGACACACCTGGCCTTTTGCCAGTGCCCGTGCTCGGTCCTCTGTTTCAGGACCTCAATTTTGTCCGTCCCGTAGTCACCGCGCTCGGTGCTCGTTCAATGCCGAACACGCCTTCCAAGACCTTTATCCGGCCTACTATCACCACACACACATCGGCAAACACTCAATCCACCGAACTCACCGCAGTATCAGCAACCACGATGGTCATCGCCTCGAACACGGTAACCAAGTCCACCGTGGCCGGCCAAGTAACGCTGTCACAGCAGGACGTGGATTTCACCGACCCTAGCGCCATGCAGTTAATTCTCAACGACCTCGCCGGCGAATATTTGATCGCTACCGACAACATTGCAGCAGACAACATGGTCGCAGGCAAAACCGCCAGCGGCTCCACCTGGACCGTCACCGCAGGCAACCCAACGAGCCTCATCTCCAGCCTTTATGACGCGGCGCGTGAAATCGCCGAGGATTCCAACTACTTTCCGACCCACTTGTTTGTTTCGCCAGACGTATGGGAGAAACTCGGATCGCAGCTGGACTCAACCTACCGCCCATTGTTCCCAGCCATTAACGGCCAGAACATCGTGCAGCAGAACGGTCTCGGCACCGCGTCAGGTGGACTCACCTACAACGCGATGAACCCGCTCGGCCTACAACTCGTAGTCGACAACAATTTCGCAGCCGGCACCATGCTCGTCGTATATGCGCCAGGCTTCGAAGTGTACGAGCAGCAACGCGGCCTCATGAGCGTCGAAATCCCCAGCACACTCGGGCGCACGTTCTCGTACTACGGCTATTTCGCCACCTTTGTCGCGAAGTCATCCTTCATCCAGTCCATCACCATCGCGTAGCGGAAAGGCCGGTGCCGGCCTATGGCAACATCATCCACGAGCGTCACGTTTCACATGCGGCTGGACGATTACGCCGTCGTTCAACTACTCCAAGACATAGACCTAGAAATAGGGCAGAGCATCACCATCAGCGGGCTCGGCCACGGCTTAAACGGCACGTACAACGTACGCGCACTGCCGCAGTATCTGTTCACTGGCGTAGATACTGAAGGGGACCTCCTTTACGATTTCAATGCTCCGATCCCTAACCAGGTTCTGTTCTATGACGTCGGCGACAATTTGGAGCGAACCGCCGCAATACCAAACGGAACCATCACGTACACCGAAACGTGCACATGGATAACGTCGGCAAATATCGAAGCATGGCTAGGCATCTCACTCGTATCAGCAGGAGACGCCACATTCCTCACCCAATGCGCCTCAGCCGCGAACGCGTTCTGCTACCGCCGCCGCCAAGAGGCCGGCTACCTGCAAGACAGCCTCACCACCAGCCCGTCAGCTGACGTGACCCTGGGGACAATCCAATACGGCGGCATGCTGTACCGCCAGCGTGGGTCGATCTCGTCCTACGCCGAGTTTGACCAGGTGGCCGCCAACGCCGTCACAGGCCTCTCAGGCGTCATCAAACAGCTGCTAGGCGTCGACCGCCAACAGGTGGCTTGACATGACCGTACAGGCCTACACAGACCTGTTTAACGTCACGCTGAACAACCTGGCCAGCACCATTTCGACGCGCACCGGGCTGCCGGTCGTGACCGACCCCAGGAACCTGCAACCCCCTTGTGTTTTCCTGGACGCGCCACGAATCCAGGCATGGTCGAACAACATTGCAAAAATGGAGTTTCCGGTGCGTGTCATCAGCCTTGGGCCCAATAATGCTGACGCCCACAGGAACCTGCTCAATCTGATGGCCAAACTGATGAACGCCGGGGTAGGCATGACCGACGCCCGGCCAACCATTGCCATCATCGGCGGCACCGAACTGCCAGCATATGATTGCACTGTATTCATCCAGGCGCAGGAGTAACCATGGCCAAGATCATCAGCCCCCGGGTAGGCACACCAGGCGAAGAATTTGACGAGGCCGCAGCCGAAGCGGCCGGCATCAACGTCGACGCGCTCATTGAGGGCGGGTTCATTTCCACCAGCAAAACACGAAAGTCTGCTAAAACAGCAGGACCAACCGAGGAGTAACCAATGCCGATCAGCACTATTCTCAGCAACCTGATTGTCACCGTCAACTCGGTCGATCTCTCCGACCAGTGCACCAGCGCCACATTTAACATCAACTATGCGCAGCTGACCGCGACCGCATTCGGTGACACTGACAACAAATACGTCAAGGGTCTTGGTGACCATTCGGTTGACCTCGAGTTCTACATGAGCTTTGCGTCCGCCGAAACGTGGGCAACTCTCAAGGGCCTGGTCGGCACGACGACCACCGTTAAGGTCAAGCCGGCCACCGGTTCGGCTAGCGCGACGAACCCGGAGCTGACTTTGACCGGGGCGTTCCTTGCGTCGCTCCCGCCAACTTTCCAGCTCGGGTCGCTCAGCACCTGCACCGTGACGCTCACGGGCGGTGTCTACACCGAAGTGACCGCCTAAACCCACAACAGAAAGGCAGCCCGACATGCAGCTCACACTGCGTTATGCGCGCAACGGTGAAACCCATGAGGTGACAACCAACCTGGGTGTGATCATCGCCTGGGAACAAAAATTTAAGTCGAAAGCACCGCAGCTGGCGCAAGCCGTTGGCATGGAAGATTTGGCATACCTGGCATACGAGGCATCGAAACGTGCCCAAATCGTTGTGCCGGCCGAGTTCCAAAAGTTTTGTAAAACAGTTGGCCTGCCGAAACCGGTCTTGGTTAACTCAGGCAATGGCATCCATGCGTATTGGTTGCTAGAGCAGACACTCACTCGACGAGAGTGGGAACCGCTGGCAAAGCGGTTGAAACAGCTGTGCAAAGAGCACGGATTGATTGTGGACGACAAAGTGTTTGAGGCATCCCGCATCTTGCGGATTCCCGGCACGTTCAACTACAAGGGCGACTCCGAGCCCAAGCCCGTAGAGATGTGGAATGAAGATTCCCCTCGGATAACCTACGAGCAGATTGCCGACGCTGACAAAGAAAACTCACGTACCCCGTCATGCGGCAGGTGCAGTCTGAACAACACCACTTCACCCACTTGGGGGTCGGTCATGCGTTTAACCAGATAGAAGTCGTGCTCGTAGATCAGCTTCGGCTCGTCTTCTGCATCCGGTGGTGGGCGAACATAGATGCCGCCGTTTTTGCCACGGAAGAACGGGAACG